AGAACAGAAAAGATTATAAGTAAGCAATTCAATAGATTTGTAAAACAACAATTTGAGAAAGCAATATGAGTAAAAGAGAAAATATCGCATCTAATCTACTTACAGTTATATCAGCAATATCAAGTCCTGATATAATCAAAGCTACAAGACAACCTTTCCAATTAGATGAATTATCAGACAAACAATATCCAGCAGTAATAGTACAAACATCTGAGGAAACAAGAGAAGATCAAGAATTAGGTGATGGTGCAAAAACAAGGATTGGCACTATTGATTTTCTTATATTAGGATTTGTAAAGGGTGCAGAAGTCAATATTGATACAAAAAGGAATGAGTTGATTACTGCTATTGAAACTGCCTTAGAATCTGATATTACAAGAAATGGTAATGCACTTGATACAGAAGTTATATCTGTTGAAACAGACGAGGGTACATTGTTTCCGATAGGTGGTATAAGAATGACTATTAGGTGTACTTACGAGTTTCAAGCTGGAACACCATAGGAGATAATATGAACAAAGATAAAATAATTGATAAAATTGAAAAGAAGATAGATAGTGTAGAAAAATTGCACGATAAAGAATCTTTAATGTGTGAGGAAATAAAAGATTTACTTGCAGAGTTAAGAGATCAAGAAGATGACAATATTGATGAAGAAGAAGATTTTGATGAAGATTTAGATGATGAAGATATTGACGAGGAAGAAGAAAACTAATAAAAGGACTTATGGCTAAAGACATTAAATTATATAAAGATGGTAATGAGATAACTATTAACGAAACTCAACTTGAAAATTTTATAGATTTAGGTTGGAAGCAAGAACAAGATAAACAATCAACAAGTAAAAAGGAAACTAAAAAATGGCAACACATCACGGAAAAGAAGGTGTAGTAAAAGCTGGTGGAACTGGTATTGGCGAAATTACTGGTTTTACACTTGAAACTACCGCAGATGTTGTAGAAGATACAGCTTTGACAGATGCAACTAAATCATTCTTGGCTGGAAGAACATCATTTTCAGGAACTTTAGAAATGAACTATGATGAAACTGATTCTCCACAACAAACATTAACTGTAGGAAGTTCAATAGATTTTGTTTTGTTACCTGAGGGCAATAGTTCTGGCGATGAAAGTTTTACAGGGTCAGGAATTATTACTGGAATGTCAGTAAACAATGCTTTGGACGCAGTAATTACTAGATCAGTTACTTTTCAAGGTACAGGAACATTAACAAGAGGTACTGTCTAATATTAATTTATGTCAGTTATAGATAGAGTCAAAACTCATTTTGATACTCTGCAAACAATAACTATTGAAGTACCTGAATGGAAAGATGAGCAAGGTAATCCATCTGTATTTTATTCAGAACCTTTAACACTTGAACAAAAAAACATAATATTTAAAAAATCTAGTAACTTTCAAGATTTAACAGTTCTTGTTGATTTATTAATGATGAAGTTATTAGTTAAGAATGACAAGGGTGATTTAGTAAAAGCTTTTGACCCATTAGATAAACTCGCTTTACAGAAAAAAGCAGACTCAAATGTTATTGCATCAATAGCAAATAAGATACTTGCAGACACATCACTAGAGGAAGCTGAAAAAAAGTAAAAAGCGACCCTGACATATATTCTTTGTTAGTGGTTGCTGATAGACTTAAACTTCCAATTCAAAAGGTATTAGATATGCCTGTTAGCCATTATAATCTTTGGATAGCTTACTTGAAAAAAGAGCAAGATGAGTATAAAAAACAATCTAGTCTAGCAGAAGCAAGGAAATATAAATAATGGCAAGTCAAAAACTATTCATAGATATAGTAGCAAGAGATAAAGCTACAAAAGCATTGACAGGATTACAAAGTGGTCTTGCAAAAGTAAGAGGTGCTGTTTTTAATTTAAAAAATGCTTTTATTGGTTTAGGTGCTGGACTTGTTATAAGAAATTTAGTTTCTACAGGAAAAGAAGTAGAAAATTTAAGAACAAGATTAAAATTTTTACTTAAAGATACAAATGAGGGTGCAAAAGCATTTGACAATATGGCGGCATTTGCATCAAGAGTTCCATTCTCACTAGAAGAAATATCAAGAGGTTCAGGAATATTAGCAACGATTACAGATAATGCAGATGATCTACAAAAAATGTTACAGATCACAGGAAATGTTGCGGCTGTTACAGGATTAGATTTTAGAACTACAGCAGAACAAATACAAAGATCATTTAGTGCTGGTATTGGTGCGGCAGATTTATTTAGAGAAAAAGGTGTTAGAAATATGCTTGGTTTCCAAGCTGGTGCGGCAGTTTCAATAGAAGAAACAGCAAAAGCATTTGAAAGGGTTTTTGGAGTCAATGGAAGATTTGGAAAAGCAACAGACGAGTTAGCAAAAACTTTGACAGGAACTTTGTCAATGATTGGTGATAAAGCATTTAATTTTAAAAAAGTATTATTAGATGCTGGGTTCTTCTCCCAATTAAAAAAAGAATTTGGTGATTTAGATAAATTTTTAGTTAAAAATTCTGATAGTCTTGAAAGAATAGCAATAGGTTTTGGAACAACACTTGCAAAAGCTGTCAAAGGTATTTCTGATATTTTTGTATTTTTAAAAGATAATATTGAGGGTGTTATTACAGTATTTAAAGCTTTGATAGCACTAAAATTAGTTGCATTTTTTATTTCACTAGGAAAAGCAATAGTTCCTGTACTTGCTGGATTGAGAGGTTTGGCTGGTTTATCTGTTGTTGGACTTGCGGCTGTTGCGGCTTCAGTTGCGGCTACTGCGGCTACATTCAAAATTATGAACGATCAAATTGATAAAGTTTCAGAAAGTTTAACTGAAGCAATAGATAAAAATATTGCTTTCAGAAATACAAACAGAGAAAACGCAATATTAATGAGAGGATTTAAAAAAGAAGTAGAATCAATTTTAGTTCCAATACACGAATTTGAACACGAATTATCAGTTGCTATTCCATCAGCAACGCAAAAAGCAATAGATAAATTTAATGAACTTAACAAAAAAGCAATAGAAGAAATGAAAACTAAAATGGGTCAGATAAGAGATATTATAGTTGAGGGTGTTAATACAGGAATTACAAGATCATCAGAAGCTATTGCAAGAACAATAGTGTTAGGTGAAAATCTTGGAGATAGTTTAAAAAGAATTGCACAAGATGCTTTAATTAGAATATTAGCTGGTTTTATTGAGTTAGGTATTAGAATGGCAATAGATATTGCCTTAAATAAAGCAAAAGAAAAACTTTTAGATAATCAAAATAAAAAGTTAAGAGAACAAGCAGATTTAATAGATAGAAATAATAAAAAACAAGCACTTGGTAGTTTATTTAGTTTTGCTTCAGGGGGTTTAAAATTACCATTCTTTGCTAGTGGTGGTGCAGTTAGAAAAGGACAACCAACTATAGTTGGTGAAAAGGGTGCTGAAATGTTTATACCAAATTCATCAGGACAAATTACACAAGCCGCTAGAGGAACAAATGGAAGTCCTGTAAATGTAAATTTTAATATAAATACTGTTGATGCTTCGGGATTTGAGGAGTTACTTGTAAATTCAAGAGGAACAATATCTCAATTAATAAATCAAGCATTAAACGAAAAGGGTCAAGGTAATTTAATATAATGTCAGGTGCATTTCCAATATCTAATTCTAAATTTTCAACAATGGGTATTAAGTCTATCCAAAATACTATCATATCAAAATCAGACTCAGGTAAAAAACTTGCAAGACAAATTGATGGTCAAAGATTTGCTTTTACAGCAAAAATAATTACAGGAAAAAGATCAGATATTTATGGAGAACTTATGGCTTTTATTATGAAGCAAAGATCAAGAAAAGAAAATTTTACAATAATCCCACCTGAGATAGAAGATGCTAGAGGAAATGAAACAGGAACAGTATTAGTAAATGGAGTTCACGCAGTTGGTGATACGACTATTGCTATGGACGCATTCGCTAGTGATGGTGTTGGTAGATTTAAAGCTGGTGATTTCTTAAAGTTTGCATCACATGATAAAGTTTATATGGTTGTTTCTGATGTTACAAGTTCATCTAATGCGGCTACTGTAACAATAGAACCACCTCTTACTACTGCTCTTGCTGACGACTCAGTTGTTACTTACGATAATGTTCCATTCACAGTTCATCTTACAAATGATGTTCAAGAATTTGGAGCAGTAGGTGCAGACAAAGATGGAAACCTTTTATATCAATTTGAGTTAGATGTTGAAGAAGCTTTATAATGAAATATAAAGTAAAATATTGGATTAATGTTGATGCTATTGCTGAAGAAATAATAGATGAAGAAAACATTGACTTTACTACCAATGATTTAGGTAAATATAACGAACCAACAAAAACTGCTAAATTTAAAGTTTTTGATGGTATAAAGATAAACAGAAGAAGTTACGAAAAATATGACGAGATCACTAACGACAGCAGTAAAGAACGAACTAGCGACAAATGATATTAGACCAGTTCATCTCATCACTATTGGATTTGGAACTCCTGTAAATATAACAGATTGTTCTTTTCCATTAACAAGTTCTGTATCAGGTTCAAGTGTAACATACTCATCATCAGATTTTATTTTAGGTGTTTCTAATTTTACAGAAGAAACAGATGTTACAAAAACAAGTTTAACATTAACATTATCAGGTGCAGACCAAACATTTAT